GTTTCGTTTCCATTGCTGTCTGTAATCACCAAAGTTATAATTCCATCTTCAACACTATATGTAATAGTATTCCCCTCTAAAGTTAATGTCCCACTATCACTTGGAGTTTCACCAAATAAATTTTCTACTAACTGTCTTGATAGTTGTGCGTAAATTCTAGATTCTAAATTTCTTATAAATCTTGCAAGTGTTGTATTTTCTTTATCTCTTTTAATCTGGTCTTGCAAAGCTTTGAGTTCTTCTTTAATACTCATCTTTCTACTAAACTCTTGATTCTCTATAGTAAGATAATGTGCAGATGTACCTATACCACTAAAGCTAGGATTTTTAAACTGATGCACCATTTCATCTGCAAATGCTTTATTAATTAATAACATAGACATAGCCATAAATCCTAATACAGTTATTTGTATTATAGATGCTATTGTAATTTGTTTCATAGGATGTATTTCTTCTATCATATCAATCTTTCCTTTGGTCTTTTTTTCCATCTGCTCTTGCTAATCTATCAACATCTACAGGAACTCCCATAGCTGTTCGACACATTGTATCTATTCTTATTATATCGTTATCTATTTGTCTTATTCTATCTATTAATGCAACTATCATACCATGTTGAATATCTAATTTTTTATGTACATCTGATATTAAATGTTGAAATAATTTCCACACCATCCAACCAGCAGCAACTGCAAAAGCTGCAGGAATACCTACAGTTTCTAATAAATTCATCCATTGGTCAGCATTCATTTAGTCTTACTAAAGTCTTTATTACTTTTTGAAGTAGAAGTATATAGTCCAAACCAAGCTGCTCCAGCACCAACAACAACAGATATTAAACCTGATTGTTCCATACTTGGTTCTGGTAATGCCATATACCAAAACACTACATAGTATAAAAGATACATATACACACTAAGAAAAGCTCTAGGTATAAGTCTCCAACTATCTACTGCTTGTGCAACAAATATCCATCTTTGATAAGGATTATCATTTTTTTCATCCTCTAATTCTCTTATTCTATCTTTTAATTCTGACTTCTCTTGGAGTAATTGCATAAATTTATTAAGGTCTATTTCTACCTCATTTCTATCCATATCTCCACTAAAGCCCCCCATCATATTATTCATATTATTTTCCTTTTGCTAAACTTCCACCAAAATACATACCTATTATGGCTGATACTAAATTAGTATCTAACTGTGTTATTACTAAGCCTTGAAAAGTTATCCATTCAAATACTTCTCTACCCTCTCTAAAAAATAAAAATCCCGGATTCCAATTAGTATATCCTATTGTAACAGCTACATCAGGATAATACACAGCAACTATTTTAGGAAATACAACTATAGCAAATATAGATGTTAATGCTATAATTCTTCTAGTCCAAGCAAATCCTTTATCTGCTAGTCCAGCTTGAATTGATTGCTTCCTAGCTTTCATTTCAAATTCACCACGAGCTATCAATAATTTTTGTGCTTCAGCTTTAGCTTTTCTACTTTCTGCCCACACACTCATTAATCCACCTAAGACAGTAGATGCTAACATAGTTATTATTTCAAATGGAAAACCCATTATATTATTCCTTATCTAAAGTTAAAGTAGTTTCTAACATAGTATCAATAGAATCAATAACCCATTCAGGTATATCATCCACTAACATATTTTCTTGTTCAGCTTTTTGTAATTGTAAATTAATTAAATCTTCATATAAACTTCTAAACTGTTCTCTAGTAACCCAAGGTTCATTGCATTTACTTCTAGCTTTACAGTCTAATCTATAAGCTCTGTCTAAATCTTTTTCTAGGTAGAGCAGCATTCTAAAACCATTCTTTGTAGCTCTTGACTTCTTCTACCTACTTGATAATACCAGCGACTGTCTTGCATTTGTCTAGCCATTTCTTGCCAGTTATGTGACCTACAAGCTGCTAACATATTTTTAAATTTAGATAACCTTGTACCACCTAAATTAAAACACATATTAACTAATACTCTTTGAATAGGTTCTGGTAAATTATAAAATGCTTCTTCTGTTCCAAAGACATGTATAGTTTCTGCTAGATGTTTGTAGAAATCATTTTTAAAATACATATTAACAACTTCTTCAGATACTTTAGTTCCTACTCTCCAATTATACTCCGGGTCTTCTGGCTGACATAAATGCCCTATACCAAGAGTTTTATAGCCTAAACTATCTTTATATATTTCTAACACTTTTCCTTCGTGCCTAGTTATTTCTTGTTTACATAGTTCTATGTTCATGTATTATTATCCTCCAAATTCACTATAAGGTAAACCTGTAAAAGGGTCTATTCTATCTGCTGCATTTTCCTTTGTCTTAGGAACATCATATTCTCCTTTAACTAAACCTCCAGTTACAAAAGTTTTTCTAAAAGCTTCAAGTGACTGTATATTACTTTGAAAAGGGTCTTGTTTATCTTCTCTACCTGTAATAATATCTGCTACTTCTCTAAATTGTTTACGCCTGTTTTTATCTCTTTCTCTAGCCTTGTCTCTAATATCATCATAAAATGTTGTTCCAGTATATCTTTTAACTAAATTTTTAGTTCCTACAAAAGGTAATTTTCTAGCTCCTGTTTCTAGTAACCCTCTATTATATAAAGTTATACCAACAATATCATTTAATACTGGACCACCTAAATTAGCTGTGGCTACTGCAGGATTTTGACCATAAGATAAAGACTCTGTAAACCTAACAGCATATTCTAAAGGTCCAAGTAATCCTACTCTTTGATAAGCTTTTAAAGTATCTTTCCAAGCATCTTCACCACTACTAATTCTTTCTCTATTTTCTTCACTACTTCTCCAATAATTACTAGCTTTAGCAACATTAGTAGATATAGCAACAAAAGCAGCAACTTTAGGTCCACTTGCATTAGGATTATTTATAGTATCTCTTGCAAAGTTTTTTAATACAGTATTACCAAAAACTGTAGGATATCTTAAAAACTGTGTAAATATATCTACTTTTGGATTTGTCATAAAAGTAGGAACTCTAGCTGCTTCTCTAGATGTTGGTAAAATAATACCATTAGTAAATCTACCAGCTCCTCTAATTAACTGTTCGTTATAAAAAGCATCTTCTTGTTTAGCTCCTGCGTTTAACCAACGAAGACCGTCTTCTACTTCTATACCTAAATCAAAAAGTTCTGAAGTTAAATTTTGAACTTTAGCTGGAGCTGTGTCACTTAAAATATCTGTACCTTCATTTCTAAGTGTGTTAAGTCTTATTAAATTTTCTTGTATTAAATCTTTACCTGTTGAAAAAGCAGCTAGTTGTACAGTTTTAGTCCAAGGAATAAGTAAATTAAATCTATAAAATTGTCTAGCTCTTGCTTTTAAAAATTCATTCTGTAAACCTTCTCCAGATATTCTATTTGTTAAATCTGCTGTAGCTTCATCTACTGCAATAAAAATACTGTTCATTTCTTTTGTAATTTCATCTGGAGACATATTATGTTTTTCTTTTAATATATTTGCTATATCTCTAGTAAAAATTTTATGACCATTAGCAACAGCAGTTTGCATACCTTTAACAGATGATTTAACAGGGGCTTTACCTAAAGTTATAAAAGCTTCTGATAAGGAAGATAAAGTAGCTAAAGGTAAGTAAGCCATTGCATTAGCTAACTTTGTAGTATCGTAAAAACCTTGTATAAGACCGTTATCAAAATAATCTACTTGTCCAGTAACAGATTTATATAAGTTTAATATTCTTTGTTTATCTTTTTTTGTTAAACCTCTACCTCTAATAGATGAAAGTTCTTGGTCTATAGGATTAATAAATCTTTCTATAAATTGTTCTTCATTAGATTTAACATTCATTATAACTTTACCATCCTCAGTAGTTCCTCTAATAGTAACACTTTTACCGGGAAGTAAAAAAGAATTTTTATGTTCAATAGTTCTAGCAGCATTCATGTAATAATTAGTTGTAACTGGAACTAAATCATTAGTTAAATATTTTTCAAACATATTATCATTCATACCTTTAAAAACTCTAGCTTGTGTTAATAATAATGAATGTGAAGAATATAACTCATCTTGTTTATTTAACATGCCTGATATAATATCATCGACATTAGCTTCAGTTATACCTTCAATATTATTGTCTAATAATGCTTTTCTAAAATTAGGTTTGTCATCTTCAATAGCTTTTCTATTCCATTGCCTAGGAAAATAATTTTCAATCTTATTAGGTTCAAGTCCTGCTTCTTCTGCTTGTTTTAAAACATCATCAAAAAACTCTCTTAAATTTTTAGCTGTTTGTTTTACCTGTGAACTAACACCTGTATCATCTCCACCTCTTAATATTCTAATTACAGCTAATTCGTTCTCAGGAGTAATTTTGCCTGTCTTTGCAATAGGAGCTATAGCAGAATCAAAACCTAATTTAAAATTACCTCTTGTGTTTGACAAGTCTTCAAAGTAACTAAAGTCTCTTCTTCTTAATGTTCTTTGCCCTATATTTTTACCAAACTCTTCACTAAATTTATTACCTAGTTCTCTAGCTGCAGGACTAAACTCTGATATTGTTTTTAAAATCCTAGTAGGATTACCAACTGTATTTGCTAATAAAGTATCATTTGCTTTTCTAGCTTTAAATAATATTTCACTACCTGCTGATTTTCTGTATTCATCATTACTATATAATCTACTTAATTGACTATTATGTAATTGATATTTTTGTAATGCTCCACCAAATAATCCACCAGTAAGTGTTCCTAATACAGTAGTTCCTACTAATTCAGGATTAGAATATAATTGTCTTAAACCTGTATTTATTTCTGTATTTTGTCTAAAATGATTTTCTAATCCTGTCCAAGCTCCTACTTCTGCTCCTGTGATACCTGCAGCTTTTTTTATCTGAGATTTACCAATGTCTTTTAAATTATTTTTTGCAATAGCTTTACTGGCTTCAATACCTACAGTAGCTATTCCTTGTCTAGCTGCAAGTGAAGTTCCTCCAGTAACTGGTGTTAAAAAAGCTGCTGTTAAGGCTGTAGGGTCTGTAATAATATCTGTTGCAGAATCTTTTATTAATTCAAAGTATTGTTTAAGACTACCCATATCTGCATTATCAAACTTAGAACGAAGATAAGCGTAATCATTTTTTTGTTGTTGAGAAAATTTATTACTTTGAGTAGCTCTATTCATTGCTGAAAATAAATTAAAATCAGAATCTCTTAAATATTCAAAAACATCATCTGATTTTTCACCTACAGATTCTAAAAATCTTTCAGCTACTTGTTGAAACTTTTCATCATTTTCTAAATCATCAAGGGTATAACTTCTTGAAAAATTAGAATAACCTGAAAGGTTTCTTGAGTCATTTATAAACCCCATTAATCATCCTCATCTTGTCTTTGTTCTGATATACTTGTTCCAAGAGCATAAGCAGTAGCTCCTCCATAGATTATTGTTTTACCTATTGAAGGTAAAAATGCTCTAATGCTAAGACCGGGAATCGCTAACATATTTATTAATAGTTTTGATTTGTCTACAGATTTACCAGTCGTACTCATAGAGTTAAATAAAGCTTTTTGAAAAGGATTTAATTGATTTATATAATCTGCTTTAGCTTTATCTGTTTTAAAACCTTTTTGAATTTGTTTTCCATATTTAGCAACTAAAGGTGCTACTTTATTGCTAGTTAAAATTTTACTAACTATTTTAGGACCTACTATTTTTGTAGTAGTTTTACCAAGAAATCCTACTGTTCCAAAACCCGGAACTAACCAAAAGAAATCAGTTGCATCTAATTCATCCCCAATAATAAAATCTCTAATAGGTCTAGAGACTTTATCAGTTTCTGCTGGTGGAGTATCATTAGTATTATCAAACTGTGTATTAGACATAGGAGCTCTGTTAAATGCTATATTAATTTGTTGTTGTGCTTCTATTTTTTCATCCATTGACATACTTGTAGAAGAGTTAATATAATTTGTATAGTCATTATATAATCCTAAAATTCTAGGGTCATAAGGGTCTAATCTTTTTTTCATATCATCTAAGTAAAAACTAAAATTAGGTAACAGAGTTGTTCTAATATATCTTTCATCATCTTGGACAGAAACAGTTCTTTCTAAATCATAAGCAGTCATCATGGTATCTAATTCACCTGCTAATTTACCTTCTAATAATTGTTGTCCTATAAAAATAGAAGCAGCATTAATTAATTGTGAATTATTAGTAACATTTCCTATAGAACTAGCAGCTTCTAAAATAGAATTAGAAACTAAACGAGCTTGGTTTGTTATTATACCATCATCACCAGTTAACTCTTTAAAATTAGGATTAGTACTAATAGCTTCAAAAGCTAAGTCTCTTTGGTCTCTTCCAAATGCTTTAGGTGTTTTAGTTTCAAAAGTAGTAAGACCCGGTAAGTCTACAACATCTCCGTTTACTAATAATAATTTTTTTTCTACTCTATCTCCTCCATAACCCGGAATCTTTACATCTACAACTTGAGCTCCTTCTTTAGTAAATTCTAATTGACCGTTTGCTTTCATATCAGATAAAGTTTTAATTATCTCATTAATACTATTACCTTTTTGTCCATAAGCTTCAACAGCTTTTCCTAACTCTCCTATTTCTTTGTAAAAAGGAGTTCCATAGATAGCATTCTTTGCTTGTTCATCATAAAACTGAGCAGTCTCTTCATTGTTTGTTTTAAAAATTTTTCCTAATCTTTTTCTTACAGCTTGTCCTATAGTTCTAGGATTTTGACTTTTACCTATAGTATTATAATTACTTATAAAATCATTTAATGTTCCTATGTCGTTTCCTTCTTGTATTAAATTTTTAATTAACGGAGCTAAAGTTATTGCTTGTTTATCAGCTTCAGCTCTTAACATGTCTCCCGGTAATATATAACCTTGAAATGCATCATCTTTATCTATTTCAGTTTGCCATGTGTCATAAATAAATCTAGAAATATTATCTGGATTAATACCTTCTAAAGTACCTCCAGTATAATTAGCTATACTACTTTTTAAATTATCTCTAGTAGTTAAATAATTTTGATAAGCAGCTAATTGTGGACCTTGTTGCATATGTAATAAATCTGCTTTTCTTTGTATATTATCTTGAACATTATTATAAATATTATTCACAAATCCTGCAAAAAGATTAGTTTTAAGAGATTCACGAGCCATTCTTTTACCAGTTTTTTCTCCTCTTTTTCTTGCATCGTCAAGTTGTTTTTGTGCAAAAGCTAACTGACTATCATAATCATATCTTGCCATTTTATTGTCCTCTACTTAATAAACTAGGTTCTTCTTCAGTTCTTTCTAATAAACTTGTTGGAACTTCTGCTTGTTCAATTTGAGCTACAGTTTCTTCAGGAACAACTCCTGCTGGAATAACACCTGTATCTCCCATTTTTGCTTTAGCTACTGATGCTATATTACGAGCTTTTTCTTCTAACATA